TTAATTAAAACATTACAAGATATGGATAATACAACACAAGTAGCAATTGATACATTCAAATACACATTTGAAGAAAAAATAAAATATTTTACACCTGTTTATGAGCAATCAAGCTATATATATCAAAATACTGAAGACAAACCATCCACATTTATGGCTTCTCTCAACGCGGGGGACGAACGATTATATGTTGGTGGTGGTGCTATAAACAAAGCATTTAACATCGCAATTAGAACTGACAATTGCGATACTGAATTATATGAATTATCTACAAATATGCATTTATCTTGCTATATGGATTGTTATAATGTCAAGGAAGAAGAAGATTTAATTCCGGATACATATTCAATAACTAAATATTTGAATAAAGTGAATAATGAATATTTAATTTCAAAAGCAGGAACCTTGCATCGCTTTGACGCATTTAAAAAAGGAGGTAAGTTTGAAAACAATCCATATTTTAAAGATATGTATCTGTATATTTCGGAGAGCCGTATTTGCGACTTTTTAAATAATAGTTTGTATCCAGGGGACATTTTCATAGATATCTTGAAAAACACACCCTATAATAATGAAGCAAATAAAGCTATGATATACTGTGTAGGACCCAAAGGAGGAAGAAGCACTGCAGATAATTTTAAGAATGCTGTTTATATAGTTGGTAAGAATATAGCAAACGCAATTTACCATTATAACAATAAAATGGATACTGAAAAAATTGATTATGTGCGTATTTGTCTAATTTCTGGAGGAAGTTTCAAACACAAAAATGTCAGTCATATTGAGGTTGCCGAATGTCTTATCAAAGGTATTCACGAAGTAAATGTCAATAAACAGGTTAAAAATATTGTATATAACTTTGCATATGATAATGATGCGTTTAAACAAGCATTCGATAATTTACAATTATAATATGATTATAATATCTATATGTCTGACTATTCATCATTAAAAACACCACTATTATATCCATCCAATGTTAAAGCGGTGTTAAATAATTCAGATAATATTTTGCCACAATAATTGCGAAAATCTTCGTATGGCGAAACATTCCTATTATTATATACTTTAGTACTATTTAATACAACAGTAATTATATTAGAACCAGTAGGAACGTCGTGATGTTTGAAATCTAAATATAGAATACTATAATCAATATTAATATATTTAGATTTCAAATATTTTTCAAGTTCTAACATTTCATTAAATGCATTCTTATTAAAGCCATCTTCGCGATAAAGCTCATCGTATAAATAATCTTCGTTAATATATACAAAGTATATTTTTTTATTATCATTTATAATTTTAGTAAATCTCTCTATACGTCTATTGTGCTCGTCAATGCCCTTCTCTACATCCGAATTAAAATGATGAAATGTAATATCATATTTATTAGTAAACACTTTGTTGCGAACATCAGGAACAAAACCATCAAAATTATTTTCTAATATGTTTTTGATTTTGTTAGGAAATAATGGCATAACCCAATCAAATGGCAATGAATATTTGCGAACATTGCTATATTTACAAGCAAGCGCCGAAGTGCATCTATGCCCAAAAGGGATAACGCTAATGTTATCTCCATAATCGTCTACAACCAAATTATTAGGATTATTTATAGTATGCGAGAACATAGTATTTATGACAGAAGAACTAAAATAATAATACGGCGGAATCATATAGGTTAGTTTATCAAATTTATTAATGGTTCCATTCACAGTGTCTGCATCATTAAGTCTAATATAAGAGACTGCTTGCAAACATGCATCGCATAAATCGTCTTTCTTCTTGTTATTGTCAAATATCTCGCATAAATGCACATCATCTTTTATATAATGCTTGCATATTTCTATACTGGTCTGCTTATTCATTTTGTATTTATCACTTCTAAAACCTTTAGAGTTTTTGGCGGTTTTTCCGGTTTTGGCTTTTTGCGCATTTTCCATTTTAAGCTGTATATCTGGTTTGAAGTCGTGCGTTTTTGTTTTAAGAGATGCATTAACAAGAACCACATTATCTACAATTTTATCCCAATATTTAAGAAGACTAAAATAACAATAAATAATATACTGTATTGTTTTCATTAGCCCATTTAAGTTCGATGGTTGATTTTCAATCAATACATAATCTATTGTATTGACCCCTTTTTCTTTTAAATCTCCAATTATATTATCTAACTCAATATATATTCTCTCTGATATATCTTCAATCCCTTTGATTTCTTTCTTCGTCTCTGCCAAAGATATAATACGCCAATCCAATATAGAAAGCTTGTCTGTTTTTTTCATAATACACACAGCGAGATTTTTAATACCAATATCAAAACTTATATATATCATTTTAAATATATATAGAATACATATATTTATATATAATTTATATCATGTAATTATAATACATAATAATTATACACTTTTGTGCAATAAATGAACAGTCTTCTTATTAAATATTGTTATGTTGTGATGTTTAATCAATGTAGATAAATTTAACCAGAAGGTATCATTCTCGTATTTACTATTAAACTTATTTATTTTCTTATATTTTCTATATAACCATTTATGAAACTTTTCTAATATTATAGTGTTTGCAGGATTATTTTTAATATATATCTTTTTATTTGATATTAATCTTGAAACAAAATGCTTTAGCTCTGATATTTTGGCGTACTCGTGAGGAATGTTTTCCCAGAGATTATGAAACTTCAAATAATCATATGTTGGGCAAATTAATAAATTATCAGTGTAATCCACAAATGTCGGATTATTATCTATTATAATGATATTGTTAGCAATCGAATGTGTCTTTGGCATTTTAATTGCTTTTAATAATTGAGGTAGTATTTTTATTACAGATTTTTTAATATTACCTGTATTATCTTTAAAGCAATTATCTCTTGTAAATATTGGTCTGTTAAACTTAATGTTATTTTGCTTCTCGATAATTAATATTTCCTTGTTTGCCCATGTCTTCTCTGATGCAGTGTAAATAAAGAAATAACTATTTGGAAATATTCTTTTCATATCAGTCATAAATGTCGCAAAATGAGGACGCAGTAATTTCGACTGCAAATTATAGCAGTTCTCAAGCATTTTGTCGCACAATGCCTTGTATTTTGCAAGATTAACTAATTGAATATTATTATTTTTTAATATTATATTTTTTTTTATTATTTCTTGTATATTGTATATGTCGCATTGATAACTACAATCACCGATTATAGTACCATCCAAGTCCAAAAGAAATATATATGGTTCATTGATCATTATATATTATATATATATTACTATAATAATATTATATATTATTCAGTATAATTCAGTATAATTCAGTATAATTCAGTATAATTCAGTATAATTCAGTATAATTCAGTATAATCTTTTAGTCTTATCTTGTTATTATCAGCAAGTAATTTTTTACGATTTTCAATAAACTCTATCATACTTGTAAAACCATAGAGTATCATCTCATCAATCTGTTCAAGTGATAATTCTATTTTGACCCCCTTCCTATTCACAATGAAATTTATAGATTGTTGCATAGTATTATTTTTAGGTACATAATAATAATCCTTATCTTCTATTTTAATTTCGTTCATCGTCACTTGATTAATCCGCAATATTTCAAACATTTTCCATATTTGTCTAAATATATAAAAAATATTTATCTTCGTTGTTGAAGGGATATATTTCTCTTTTTCACTATATATTACCATTGCAATAATATTATCTTTTGAAATATGCGAAAATATTTTGATAGGAAAATTATTTGACAAAGCACCATCGTAGTAATATTCACCATCAATTTCAACAGGCTTAAATATTAGCGGAACAGCCATTGATGCTTCACAAGCAGTAAATACCGATAAATCTGGTGTATCATCAATTGAAAAAATACGATTTTCGCATCTATTTATATTTGTCGCTGAAAAATATAAATTAATTCCAAACTTTTTCGAAATCTCTTTAAAAGTAATATCATTAAACTCTGGATATTTAACACGTAATATCTTTCTTAAATGTTCTAAAAAATGTGAAATGTCGCATAAGCCTAAATCTGATATGAACCTATAATAACGTTTAGTAGGTATATTGCATAAATTATAATCTTGCGATGTTCCATAGACTATCTCTTCTATTTCTTCTATTGTAAGTCTAAATGCAATGAATAATGCAACAAATGAACCTATCGAATTTGATGCAATATGTGTAATATTTTTATGTAAATTTTCTATATATAAATATCTCAATGCCCCCACATATACAACACCTTTCATACCCCCGCCCGCCAAAACAAGATGTGTAATATTTAATTTATCCATTAAATATGTATAAATATAACAATATATTTCAATTATATTTTGTTTATATAATATCTTTATATATTTGAATTATATTCACATATATCTACATTATAATATAATAGTGCTTCTTTTGCTGCATTATTCTCTGCATCTTTTTTATTGAACCCAGTTGATGTTGCAATAATTGCATTATTTCTATCTTTTATACAATAAGTAAAAACGTGAACATTGTCCTTTAATGATATTTTAACTTCGTAAAACCTGGGTGTATCTTGAAGATTATGCATCATATAAGATACAAGCATATCCTTGTAATTATTCTTAATTCTTATTAATTCGCAAAAGTCAATATAATTTTCAATAATATAAATAATAAAGCTTTCAACAATAAAATATCCGGCACCAGTAAATGGCGCGAGTTTAATACTATTTGGAAGTTGTACTTTGTCGCTCTCTGTTTGAAAATCAAGAAATAAGGCACCTATAAATGCTTCAAATATATCTTCCATAATTTTAAAATTATTTCTACCACCTGTCTCTTCAACCTGCTTTGAAATTATTGCAAACTTTTGAAAACCTATTTTATTTGATAAATATCCCAGCATTCGCCCATTAACTATTTTGGTTCTTATTTTAGATAAGAAGCCTTCATTTTGGTCTGGGAACCTACTATATAGGTAATTTGCAACAATCATACCTATTAAGGCGTCGCCAAGAAATTCAAGGCGTTCATATGACATATCTTGGAGTGGGATGCAGTCGTCGGGACAATTAATATTACTTTTATCAAAATCTGTATTTTTCATAGTACAATATGATTTATGAACAAATGCAACCCTGTATAAATCGATGTTCTTAAAATGAATATTATTCAATCCATTATTATTAAATAATTGTATTAGATCTTCGCATTGAAGGATAACATTTTTATTATTATAAGGTTGATTAATAATATCAACATCCTTTGTTTTATTATGTATTCCTTGAATGCGTTTCATTATATTATTTTGATATATAAGTAAATGTATAGTATCATTTTTTCATTATATCATTTTATTATATAAATATTAATTGTTTATTTCTTTTAAATAGAATAAAATAGAATTATATATAGTATAATGGATGATTTTATAATTCAAGGTGCTGAACCAATTATTAAAGTTGACTCATTGGGTATTGGAATTACCGATCAAGATGTCAAAAAACTATCATTGTCTGATAGTGAATATTTAGTAATTGGCGATGGTCAAGGAACCACGAATTATAATACCAACAATATGGATACAAAATATAATATGTATGTTAATAATCGCGGTGTGGCGATTAATACTTCGCGAAATATGTCAGCAAATTATCGTGACCCTAATACTTCGCTTTATATCGGTGGAAATATAAAATGCGATGGCATAATAAATGCACATAGTATTCAATTTAGCAATATATCTATCAAAGGCGAATTAAATAGCAACGCAATAATAAATCTAATAACACAAGTTAGAGACTTCACGCAATCACAGCCATTCAGAACGGGTATTAAAACATATTTTAATAATATATATAATATTGATTATCCTGTGAATAACATATATACGCCTGATTATATAACATTAGGAGGTTTAGTTGATACAAATAATAATCAGCATCCCTTAAATATCAATTCAACGCCAAATAATAACTTTAATAATATTCATTTAGCAATGCGCAATGATAGTATATACGGTAATATAACATCAAACTTATCTAAATTTAGCATTGGTATTATTGGCGGAAGCAATATATCACCAGCAGTTATTTCAACAACAACTGGAATGCCTCTTGAATTTCATATATCAAAATCACCTTCTGAAATGAACTCATTGTATAATAAGAATACAATACCCACATATTTGAATGATACACAATTTGCCGCAATGACCATTGATAGTAATGGGAATGTTTGTATTGGAAAAAACAAAGCTGATAGTATTTTGTATCACAAAAAAATAGTTTCAAATAACGTAATATCGGAAATAGTTGTTAATACATACCCGCGTTTTGATGTTCATGGGACTTCGAAGTTTGATGATGTAGTATTATTTGATAATTATACTAAAGATTACAAAAATATAGATGATATATACGTACGCGCAGATGGAATAGGAATTATAAACCCATCGCAAATAAGTACAGGGAGTTTCTATGGTAGTAATTATAAATTCAACAAAGATATTACAGTTGTAAATAATATATTTGGAAAAGATGCTCAATTATCTGGTACATTGCAAAGTTCGAATGCAACTATAAATAATTTAGTTGTTAATACCGGGTCAACCTTTTATGGTGATGTTAGCTTTGATACAGCGAATACATTATCTATGCAAAGCCTAAATATTGAAAATGATTTATTAATTGGAAATATACGTATTAATCCTATCAATATTACTGATTATACGCTGGGGCTTACGACAACCTCAAATACTATTGATGGTTCAAACTATTTTTTCACATACGTTCATAGTAATATTGCAAATCTTGATGCAAACCGTAATATTAGCTTTCCCAATAAATTGACAGTTGGTCAAAATATTAGCGAAGGTTTCCCAGGTGTATTAAATGTATATAAAAATAGGACTTCAAATGCAAACTTTGAAATTGTGCTTCAAGAAAAAATAAATGCAGATAAATATATTACTAATATTGGCAGATTATCATATTTAGACTTTTATGATAATAGTTTGATAATTAATACAAATAATATTAATGGTAAAAGTAATAATATATATTTTTATCCTTCATTCGATATATCTACATTAAAAAATAATATATTTTTACCAAATCTAATTAATACACCCCCCATGCTTTCTCTAACAAATAAAGGCGTCGGAATTAATATTAAAGTACCTCGACAAGCGGAAGGAAAAGATTTACATCTTGATATTGTTGGCAAAATGTCTGCAACAGGTTATTACGTATCGCAGGATAATACTATTGCAAAAATGTCTGGATTTATTTATAATGATAAGAATTATTTCAATATATATAATACAAATACTTACAAATACTGTATTAATTATGATAATGTATCATCCTATTCTACAAATATGAGAGGATTAAATGTTAAGGAAGGAATAAACGCAGACCTATATTATCAAAATGATAAACCTATTGCAACTTTGCAAGCAACTAATAATCTAGACGGTTTTTATACAAATAAAAATATTGCATTAGGCTGGTCTGGCGAAGATGTTAATTTACCTTTGCAAATCCGTAATACAACCATTAAAGAACATAATTATTCTGTTATAAGAATATATCGAGGCGTGCGTGGAGGCGGTATTAATAACAATGCCGATTATAGCGGGATTGATATATGCGAATATGACAGAGATTTAAATGGAAGCCGAAATTTAGAAAAATGGTTTATTTACAAGAACCATAAATATAATGATGTTGATACGCGCGACACGAAGAGAGTAGGACCGTTGCAATTTGGATACACCGATAAAACAATCGCACCAACAACATATGGGATGTCCATGTATTATAATATATTGAACTCGAATTATCATATTGATTTTAATAACCCTAACGTATCATACGATTTTGTTGATAAATCATCAAATACTGCTGTATCAATTTATGGTGATTTAGATGTATATGGTAATATTAATATTATAGATAATAATAGTAATAACTTTAACTTTCGTCTCAAAAAAGTAGAACAGTTGTCTGAATTATCAAAATATATTGACATTGTATCTGTTTCTAATATTCTTTATAAAAATGTTATAGATTATAATGATGTAGAATATTCAGGAAAAAATATTATTTTAAAACCATTAAATGCAATAATAGTAGACTCTATGGTTAATAAGAATATTCCATTTGTTGTTAAGCAAAATAACGATAATTATTCTACTGCGAAGTTTATTACATATTCCAGTAATGCAAAGTCTTATTCAGCGATAGAATTAGGTATTTATAAAAATAATGATTATACTACATCATATGATGCAGATAAAAATAATATAAACAATATGGTACAGCTACGCGTAGTCAATAACAACAGCAATACTGACCTTGAATTTCATTATTATAAAAATGATGGTTCTGATATTTATAAGTCATTCCTCGAAATTAATAATAATTCAAAAACAAATATGCATTTAGGGCAACTTACTAACCTTCGCAATAGTAATATTAGTTTACATATCAATGATGATAATAAATGCGGATTACAAATAACAAATACACATAATCCTATCAAAATAAATTTGGTTAATATAACAGCAGATAGAAACAAATATAATATAATATCAGCTGGTGATTTAAGTAATAACCATAAATTCACAATAGATATTGCAAACACCTCTGCAAATATTGAACCAACCGCTAATGACCTTGCAAATATATTTACTATTGCCCCTTACAATGGTGTTAATAATTTGAGAGATGGCGCAAGATATGGGTTTAATGAGACAAACCCTATACAAACAATGACTATTAATAGCGAACATGATACGCAAACAATGTTAATAAATGCAAGATATACGAGGGATTATCTTTATACAGCTGTAAAAATTTATACAAGTAATTTAATGCAAACATATGATTATAATTCCATAACTGATTATTGGGATAATAATTCGGCAACATATAAAACGAAGGTCAGTAATAGTATTCATAATAGCAATATCCCATCAAGAGATATTAATGGTGATTTAGTAGAATTAGAAAATGGCGAAATGGTTGTTTATAAAATTCTTAATACCAAAAAAGATATATCCTATTTATCAGTGCATTCCAATATACAATTAAATTATATTTTTGACGAAAATAAACTTAAGATTAATAGAAATAATTATAGTAATTATATTTATGGTTTTACAAATAATGGCATAAATAATCCAAAATATATAGTTAATTATGATAAAAATACCGAATATATATTTGATATATCTCCGTCACTATCGTACGATAATAATAATATAATCAATACTGAAAGCACCCAAATAATTAATAATATAACATCTAACAATTTTTCGATTGTGTTAAACAATGGTATTTTGAATTGTAATTATAATTTTGCATGTTTATTTAGCAATTACTACAAAGTACCAGCACATTTAGCAAATATTTCTACATCTAATACGAATACTGATATAATATCTTCGTACTCTAATATAAAAAATCTTGCTAATAATACAAGCAGTAATTTTGTAAGTTTTATTAACAAAATATATACATATTTACCAGATACTAACAATGATAATACTGATAAATATAAATTGTTTTATAATACAACATCGATAAAATTAAATGACATTGGTTCATTATCAAATGTATATCTTGAAACAACTACTTCAAATTTTGTTCGCTATAATTCACTTAAACAATATAAAGGTAATTTTGCAATATTCCGAAACAATATTTTGAGCATTGATAGTTCTAATATTATTCCTAATACAGTTTCAAATAGTAATTACGTAATAAACTGCAATTCGAATATACAATACTATAATAATACTAATATATATAATAATATATCAAATATTATAACTATAACAACATCTAACGAGTTAGTAGACGACAAATATAATACTCATGTAATTAATGTAAGACCTGTCAAAGAGTTTAAATATAATTTTAATGTACTTGATGCAAGTTTAAGTAATACTATTATACTCAAAGAATATTTCAAAGGATATGTTAATAATGCTAATAATTGCAATATAAATATACAACTTACTAATTATAATAAACCTAAATTCAAGCCACACATAATATTATCAAATACTATAAAAGATGATTTAGTAAATAGAAATAATTTAACAAACGAGATATATAGTTATGATGGAAATTTGAAATTTATGTATAGAGATGACCTGTTTAACAAAGAACAATTATTAATCGATAAAACTGGCAATGTTAAATTTTATGGTTCTTTGAGCACGAGTAATGATTTATATATAACTGGTAATATATATAATCAATATGGTTCAAATATTTTTAAAGATATTGAGTTTAAAATATCTCAATTAGAAGAAAATCTTATTACAGAAATTGATGGAGCAAACTTTGCTTTAAATAGTACCATTGATGAAAAAGACGCAAATATTAGTAACTATGTATTATCATCAAGTAATACCCTTGCAACCAAATCAAATTTAAATGATAAAAATGTAAGCAATTATGTATTATTAACCAGTAATATTTTAATATTAGGAAAAACACAATGGACAACCTCGTATAATTCTATATATTTTGATACTTCAAACGTTGGTATTGGCACGTCTATCCCCGAATCTAAATTACATATATACGATAATGTAAAAACAACCACAAATTTATTAATTCAAAATAATAATGAATATATATTACCAACTAAAATATATTCAACACCTATAACACAATATAATACTATTGCAGATTATACAGATAGAATTGTGCAATTTCTTTATACAAATAATAATATTAATACAAACTCTAACTATACCGAATATACATTTGATTTGCCTAACAATTGCATTGCAGATATATTGATGATTGGCGCAGGTGGCAAAGGAGCAAACTTTTTTGGTGGTGGCGGTGGCGCTGGTTCATGTATTGTATCAATAGGTCAATCATTATCACCTGGAAATTACAAAATACGTGTTGGAGGTGGACAAGGACCTGGAAATAGAGGTGCTGATAGTGAAATATTTTTTAATAATAATATATTATATAGAGCATCTGGTGGAGGGAATGGTTCTCAGTATGATATTAATGGCTTCGAAGGGGGGTGTGGTGGTGCAAGTACAGGCGCGCAAAGTGTAAACAATGTACTTTTTAAGCCAGGCGGAATTGCTACTAATTCAAATTATATTAATGGAGTTCTTGTAAACGCAAATACAACAACATCTTCTTATGCAAATTTAGGAAAAAAAGGAGGGGATAATTTAAGAGATATAAATATTTATAATTTTGAAGGCTCTGGTGGTGGAGGTGGTATTGGAAGTCCAGGAGCTAATTTTTATACTTCAAATAACCCTATAAAAGGAGAGAATGGTGGTGATGGTCTTAAGGAAATTACTATTGGTGGAAAATTATATAACTTTGAAAAATATTTTACAAATGGTTCTTTTGGTACTTTTGGATTTGACGGTGGCTATATAGGAGGTGGAGGAGGAGGCGGGTTTAAGTCATATTTTCGTGGTAGTATTATTGAATTAAATAGTTTAGGTGGAAGTGGTGGTGGTGGTAATGGTGCAACAATGGTTAATATACCTCTAATTAATGATCCTAATTATCATATTCGCGTTGGAAATAATTATCCAGGGGTAAATAACACTGGTAGTGGTGGTGGTGCAGGCGACCTTGTTAATGAAGGGTCCGCTGGCGGAAGTGGATTTGTAATAATAAGATATAGAAATGCAACACAAATACCAGATATATCTAAAAATGCATATATCGAACTAATACGAGGTAATTATAATGATATGTATACAGATTACAAGGTTGGAAATTATGATGGAGAATTCAAAATATTATCTTCGACTTTTGGAATAAATACTACTGCATTCATTATTAACCAAAATAGTAATATAACTATGACTGGGAATGTTGCGGTGCAAGGGAATGTGGTTGCGCCATCATTTATAGGGTCGGGAAATCAATTATCCGGCGTATTATTAACGTCGAATGGTGTAAGTTTAAGCAATTACGTATTATCGACAAGTAATATATTAGTTAATCGTATAGAAACTGAAATAGGTTTTGGAAGCAATTATGTATTATCGACCAGTAATAATATTTCTCAAAGAATATCTGGATTAACAACTGATATGATATATGAACCTATATCTGCATCTCAAAAATTTATAGTTAATAATAGATATAATAATGATATATTTATTAATGGTTCTTTAACTGTAAGTTCAAATTTAATAATTCAAGGTGAAAATACATATCTCGAAACAAATGTATATACAACTGAAAGATTAGAAGTTGTTAATGAGGATATTAATACAGTTGCAATGATGGTTCAGCAAAAAGATATTAATTCTGATATATTCGTTGCAAAAAACTTTAACAATATTGCATTTTCTATCAAAAATAATGGAGATGTTGATACTATAGGAAATTATAAAAAAGAAGGTAGAAATGTTATTAGCGATACATCTAATTATGTATTTGCCACTTGTAATATTATATATAACAAAGTAGATGCTCATGTATCGACAATTAATGGAGTAATACAAACAAATGACCGTAATTGCAGTAATTATGTTTTATCTACAAGTAATATATTGGCAACTTCATTAGACTTTCATAAATCAAAATGGACAATAACAAGCAGTAATATATATAGTATGAATAATGTTTCTATCGGAACCACCAGCAATATAGACAAGCTTACAGTAGAAGGCGGTATTATTGCATCGCGTGGAATTGTATCATCGTTTTCTGATAATAGATTGAAAGACCACACTTCGAATATTAGAAACCCAATAGATTTAATTTGCAAATTGAATGGTTTCCATTATACCCCAAATAATTTAGCATCGCATTATGGATTTCCAATAATTCCCGACATCGGATTAAGCGCACAAGAAGTGCAAAGTATCCTTCCAGAAATAGTTAAAATTGCACCATTCGATATGATGCGCGATAACTCTAATAATATTGTTTCTAAAAGTGGTGATAATTATTTAACTATTTGCTATGAAAAATTGGCACCTTTATTTGTAGAATCTATTAAAGCTCTTAAAAAAGAATTAAATGAATTGAAGCTCGAAGTCGCGGAGCTACGACAAAATGGGAGGGATTA